ATACCGCTCTACGCCGCGATTTCGGTATGCACGTTCCAGCTTTTCAGCGATAGCCGCGGGGCGGGGGACATACTGGAAGGCAAGATTAGGGGTGAACACCAAATCCGCGTCCGCTTTGTCTACCTTATAGCCGCTGAAACATAGTTCACTCATTGCCGTCCAATCGCCAGTGATAACAGGCACGCCGCAGGCTTGCGCTTCGATAAGTGGAATTCCAAAGCCTTCGCCCATCGTTACCAGCAAATGCACGTCCATTGTGTTATATAGTTTCGCCATCATCGGCGCGTCGTAACCCAGCGCGAGCCCGTACTGGTCAGCAAAGATAACGTCACACTTGGACAGGTCATCCTGCCCAAAAGCGTAGCCGTAGGTCAAGCCGATAGCCTTGCAGAACGCGGGCAAGTCAATCGTTTCGTAGCCGTTGCGGACACCATCCAGCATGTGAAGATACAGGACGCAATCGCCGTATTTCTTCTGCAGCGCCGCAAATGCCATGATGTTCTGGTGCTGCGCTTTGCGTAGTCCTTTGTTGGCTGCGACCATGCCGACGATAAACTTATCCTTCGGCATTTTCATTTCTTCAATGCACGCCGCGCGGTCTAGTGGTTTGAACACGCTGGTATCCACGCCGCAGGGGACGTATGAGTATTCAATGCCTGTCTTATCCATTTCAGCGCTTGCGTGTTTGCTCATGGTGATCGGGTGAAATGCGTATTTCAGTTTGTCGAACACGGGCGGCGGGATGGTCACGTGATCCACAGGCATCCAGGGTATCCACTTTGTACCCATCAGCGCCTCAGGTTCCATTACTTGAATATCGAACATCGAAATGAGCGCGTCGGCCTTCCACGTTACCGAGTGGCTATGCAGGATGTCCATTGCCCACGGGTGGAACGATTTACCGAACACCTGCACGCCATTCCACATGATCGGCGTCCCTTCGTGTCCGTAGTTTGCAATGACAGCGACAGGATGACCTGCCGCATTTATGCGAGGGGTAAAGAGTGCCGTTTGCTGCCCATATCCATACGCCGTCCATGGACTATTTGCGATCCAACAAAGCCGCATGTATTACAACTTTCTGTAAAGCGGGAGGGCTTACACCCTCCCGCCTACGATATTACTTTCCGAACTTGTACGTAATTGCAACTTCCGTCACAGTTACAGTCGTTCCTGTGTTGTCCTCTTTCACGGCGAGGTATTTACCTTCCGCGAGATAAGGGGCTGTGGCTGAAACCGACATAGCGACTGGGGTCTTGGCTGTGTAAGCCGTGCCGCCGTAGCTTGCCAATGTTCCGCCGTTGGTGGTCGTGCCAGCGGTCCCTGCGTCGATCAGGTACAGGCCAGCCGTGCCAGCGGTCAGAGTTGTAACCTGAGCGCCGAGAATGGTGATGCCGCCATGTCCGGCGGGAACTTTGAACAGGGGCAATTGTGCGTTAGCCACAATGCCGATGTTGGTCACGAAAATTTGAGGGGAAGCGAAAGCCATGTCACACTCTCCTTAACTCGTAGGTGCAGAGCAAGCGAAGATGCCTTGAATGCCGAACGTCGGCCGCCAAACACCCTTCGCGTAAATGGTGGACAGGTTCAATTCCCAACCGCGGCGGGATGCGTCGCGTTCTGGTTCAATGCGGGGCTGTCGGCGCACGTCAAGAGCGATGGCGTCACGGCTCCACATCCCAGGCTTGGAATCGGTGCCAGTCAAAGGCACATTAGCAGAAACGAAAAGGAACACGCCGCCGACCTGCTTGACAAAGAACATGCTGTTGACTTCTTCGAGCAGAGAGGGCGCGGCATTGGTCGCTGAACTGGAAGCCACGGAAGCGGCCTTAGCAAGCGGTTGCCACTGGTAGGGATGCATGACCATGAAGTACGGGTACGGCGCTTTCTGCGCGCGCAACTGTGCTTCCATTGCAAACACGTGTCCCCATGTGATCGTTGAACCGGACGTACCGACGGTTCCACCTGTGAAGGAAGGGATCACGCCAAGCAGGTCGGTTTCAATCTTGGTTGACATCGCGAGGCCCATATCCTGTGAAGCGTCATTGCGGACGGCGAAGGGATCGGACTCGACACGGGTATCCGTGAGGAAATACTGCCCGCCTGCTTCCGCAGGGGTCAGGGTTGCGATTGAAGCAGGAGTAAACGCCTGCCCAACGAGGTCATCGGTCTCAGAAATACTGTTGACTGTCAAGCCGCCGTATTGTGAGTTCTGGCGGGTTGCAACGCCGGTGCGGTCGTTAAACGTGCGGACCAGCGCTGTCATTACATTGTTGTCTCTGGCGACAAGGATACTCGCTTCAAAAATCGTGTTGATGAAGCTAGAAATATCGCTAGAGGGATTTAAGGAAGCCATTGTTACCTCTATGATTGTTCTGGTGGTTTAGTCCAGACTACGCCTCCGCCGCCTGACTTGACTTTGCCTATATCGAATACATTGCCCTGTTTGCCAAACAAGCGTTCGCGCATCTGCGCTTCGGTTTCGGTGATCTGCCCGTTGGCGGGATTGGTCGCGTTCAAGGTCGGGGCGGTTTTGGTTGTGGTTTGTTTCGGCAGGACTTCCAGAATCTTTTTCGCGTCCGCAAGCATTTCCTCGTAATTCGAGCCTTGTAATCTGTCGGCAAAAATGGATGGGAGATTTACCTCTTGGATTACCTTGCTGCGAATCAGGTCGCTTTGGAGTTTGGCGTTCTGCGCCTGTAACTCTTCGGCTTGCTTTTGGAAGCGTTGCAACTCGGTCATCTCGGCTTCGCTGCGTTTCTTCTGTTCTGCCCTCAGTGTTTCAAGTTCCTTGCTTTCTTGCTTTGCTTTCTTTTCGACATCGCGCAGTTTTGCGATAAGCTCCATTGCGCGTGCCTTGTCGAATTCCTCTGTCTCAGCGGGCTGAGTTGGGGGTACGACGGCTTCCGATTGCACAGCCGCCTGCGGTTGCGCTGCTCCGGGCTCCGGAGTCGGATTAGTTACATCAGTCATTTTGTTTTCCTTGTCTGTGGTAAACGCAAAAAAGCGCACCACTCGTAGCCTTTCGGCTTTGAATGGTGCGCTTGGCACTCAGATGAATTATTTAGTTGTTTGGGCGGGCAGGTCGCTGCTCCTGCTGTACGACCTCTCCTACCTAGCGTCTAGCGCCAACGTCGAAGCCGCATCACCTTCCGTCTTGGCTGCGTGTCTGCTTTCCACGCCGCCGCCCAATTGCATCAAAAAGTATTATAGCACAAGTATTCTACACGTCAATCTTTCGGCGGCTCTGGTTGGGGAATAGAGCCAAGCCAAAACCTCATCAATACATCCTTCAATCTGTCAGGGACAAAAAATGAGACAACCATTTCTTTTCCGTTATCTGTAAACGTTCCTATAATCTCTGTGCCGCGCCAGTTGTTCAGGCGTAGTGTTTCCCATTTTTCCACCAAACCCAATACTGCATAATCTTTTTCGTTCATTCAAACGCTACCTTTCTTCGTTTCTCATTCTGCGGCCCGCGTTCAATCGCCCGCAGCTCGGGCGTGCCAATCCGCCACGAAATCAGTGACTTGCAGCGATGACACCGCGTCTGTATTGTAGCACCGCCCGCCGATATGACGCCGTAAACCTTGAACAACAGCCGCGACGTATCCCAGCCGAGGGGCACGCAGGCGGGGCACCTAACTTCTGTGAATGTCTCAGGCGGCGGCTGAATAGCGGCGACGGTCGGGCGGGCGTAGGTGGGGGCGGGTGTGGTCATGCTTTCTCCAATCGTTCCATCACAAGAGGCATAATGTCCATAACGGGCGACATGCTTTCCATCTCGCGTTCAGTGATCCAAACGTTACCCATATATGTGACACCTTTATAGAAAACAAATTGAAGCGCACGGCGGGAATAGTCGCGCATTTCGTAGACGATATATCCATTGCAAAAGAACGGGTCATACTTGGTCTTGCCGTTCAGCTTCGCAGGCGCGCCGCAGTAAGCACAGCAGCCGCTTTCTTCTTTCCAGGATCGCCCGCAATATAAACACTGCCTATCACTCATTCTTCTCCAATCAGCGAGGCAAGACTAGCCTCTGTTCTCATGGTTCCATAAACTTCGTTTGGCCCTTGCGCCGATAGTTGCCCGAACTCAAACTTACCGTCTTTATACGCGCCGTGCTTTTCGGCCCCCATCATGCTCTGCTGTTCGGTTTCCGAGAGACTATCAAACCAATCCTGCCCGCTTTGCTGGACGGGGTTGCCGAACTGTTCGATGTAGGGCAGGGCAGCACAGCGGCCATTGTAGTGATCATCTAAAGTCTCATCCAAGTCATGAATGGTTCCATGCTGCGCCACACACGACAGGCAGGTATCCGCGTCCAATTCCGCGTACCATATCCACTGAGACACAATCCCGTTCGTGGCTGTGTAGTTCGCTCTGGCGCTATCTCGGTAGGACCACAACTGAACGGTGCGGGTATTTCTTAAAGCATCCGTCAGCCCGCCGCCGAACGCGTCCTGAATGAGTGACGCGATTACACGCGGGTTCCTGCCAAGCGAAACGCCGTCAACAATCTGAGAGACGACCTTATCCACCGTGCTGGTCGTGATCAGGTCAAGCCGTTTGTACAG